TGCCAATCAGTTGGCCAGGATCTATGATGTCACTCTGGAGACCAATCCGGAGAAGCTCACCTCATACGGCACGCCTTACAAGAGGCTGAAAGCCGATGCCTATATGGTTCGGACTGCCGGGAATAAGGATCTCATTGCTGAGATCGACGCAGGCATCAAGAAGGAGGTCTCCGTGAGCTGCTCTTCCACCAGGAAGGTCTGCTCGATATGCGGAGCGGACGTTTTCGGCGGCTCATGCGAGCACCAGAAGGGTGCAGAGTACGACGGGAAGGTGTGCTGCCATATCCTTGACAGCATAACCGACGCATACGAATGGAGCTTTGTAGCTGTCCCGGCGCAGATAAATGCCGGAGTCACAAAGAAATACTCACCCACAAAGGAGGAAAAGAAAATGGAAAACGAATTCAAGCCTATCACCACTCAGGCGGAGCTTGACGCTGCGGTGAAGAGTGCTGTTGATGCTGCCGTTGCTGAGACGGAGGCTCGCTTCGAGGGCTGGATCTCACCTGAGGAGCACCAGAAGCAGCTTGACGAGCTCACCGCTCAGAAGCAGGAGAGTGAACTGAAAGCCCTCCGCATCAAGGCAGCGATCGCAGCAGGGCTCCCGGTGGAGCTGGCTGAGAAGCTCTCCGGAGCTGACGAGGAGGCTGTGAAGAAGGACGCAGAGCATCTTTCTCAGATCATCTCCAAGTCCTCGAAGGCAACGCCTAAGTTCTCAGCAGCAGAAGGCATTACAACAGACGACCCCATTAAAGCAGCGCAGCTGGAAATGCTGGCTGAAATGAAGAAATAAGGAGGAAACTATAATGGGAACAGTAACAACAGCAGGAACAAAATTCAAGCCTGAGCTGGCTAAGGAAATGTTCGACAAGGTCAAGGGCCATTCCACTCTTGCAAAGCTCTGTGCAGCAGCTGCGATCCCCTTTGCAGGCACAGAGGTATTCGTATTCACAATGGACGGTGAGGCAGCGATCGTCGGTGAGGGCGAGAACAAGCCTGCCGGCAATGCGGATTTCTCAACAGTGACTATCAAGCCTATCAAGGTCGTGTACCAGCACCGTGTAACCGATGAATTCGTCAAGATGTCTGAGGAAAAGCAGCTGCCCTATCTCAACGCATTCAGCGACGGATTCGCTAAGAAGATCGCCCGTGCTATCGACATCTGCGGTATTCACGGCGTCAACCCTGCGGACGGCACCACATCCGCGATCATTGGAAACAACTGCTTTGATCTTGCAGTTTCAACAACAGTAACATTTGATTCATCTGCTCCTGATGACAACATTGACTCTGCTGTAGCACCTATCCAGTCAGCTGAGGGCATCGTTACAGGTATCGCTATGGCTCCGGCTTTCGGAACTGCTCTGGGCGCCATGAAGGCAGCAGACTCACATCTGCCTATCTATCCTGAGTTCCGCTTCGGTGCAAATCCCGGAAACTTCGGTGGCATGACCGCAGACATCAACACCACAGTTCCCTTCGGCAGCAGCCTTGATCGTGCTATCGTTGGTGATTTCGAGAACGCATTCCGCTGGGGATATGCTGAGGACATCACCTTTGAGGTCATCGAGTTCGGTGATCCTGACGGTCAGGGCGACCTCAAGCGCAAGAATCAGGTCTGCCTCAGATCCGAGGCATACATCGGCTGGGGAATCCTCGATGCAGCATCCTTCGCTCGCATCGTAGCTTCTGCGTGAGGTGAGCCATGAATAGGTACAGGAATATCCGCACAGGTGCGGAGATAGAGATACCCTCTGAGCTCATCTCACCTGACTGGGAGCTTATCGACGGCACTGAGGAGGAAGCTCCTGAGGAAGAGCCTGAGGAGGAAGAAAACAATGGCAGAGGTGTACGCAAGCGTAAGTGACATTACTGCACGGGGCTACTCCCTGACAGCTCAGCAGCAGGAGGCGGCGGAGGCTTTGCTCTCTGATGCCTCTTCCAGGCTGCGAGTCACTGCAAGGAAGTACGGCAAGGATCTGGGCAGCATGATCGGCGGCGATGAGGACTACGGACAGCTTGTGAAGAGCGTGGTGATACAGGCGACCATGAGAGCGCTCAGCTCAGTAGGCGATAGCTCTGCCGCTGCCGTATCACAGATCTCTCAGGGCGGTCTGGGCTATTCTGCGTCAATGACCTATCTCAACGCAGGACAGTCGCTGTATTTCCTGCGCAACGAGCTGAAGGATCTGGGTATCCTCCGGCAGACCTACGGCGGACTGGAGGTATATCATGCAGCTGATACAGGGGACTGATATAGAGCTGGTAACGCCCGGCGGCACTGAGACAGTGGAAAACGTCCTCATCGGGAGTCCGTCCTCGGGAAGCTGCTGCGGCGAGACTGTTGCAGAGTTCGTTCTGGGGATCCCCAAGGGCGACACTCACGACTGGCTTGACCGGAAGGTCAGGTTTTTCGGCAGAGAGTTCCGGACTGTCGGCTTCCCTGAGCAGGGCATCGAGGCTAATATCCCTCTTGCCTGGGGCATGAACGTACACGTCCAGTACCTTTGCAGCAACGGCGACTGCACGATCTACGAAAAGGATACATTTCAGAGTCACGTCTGTGAAGGCGTGCATTTTTATGACGGCAGAGGCAGGACTGTGGAAAAGGACGGCGTGAGAGTTGCCGGCGCTGCGGAGATCTTTATCTTCGGTGTGAACAACTCAGAGGGCTATGCACCAAAGGCCGGAGACCTTATCGTTCCCGGCGTGTGCCAGGTCATCATCGACACTACGTCTCAGCAGTCTGTGTCCGAGGGAGTGAAGCAGCTCCGAGCCGGAGGAGACCTGATCGTGGTGAAAAGTGTCGTGCGGAGCTCCGTGGGACGTCTCCCGGACTATGAGATAACTGCCGGATAGGAGGGATAGTATGGCAGAGATCAAGCTGGTATGGGACAAGAGGTCCATGAGACAGCGAAAAAAGCGCTTTGCAGCCGCTCAGGACTATGTTGACGAGCAATGCGTGGAGAAAATGACGCCCTATGTCCCTGTAGCGCTCCCAAGCTACAGAAACGCCGGCAAGCTGAGAGACTCAGCCGCCATACAGGAGCCCGGCGTTATCGTTTTTACTGCGCCAAGAGCAAGACACGACTACTATGCGACAGTAAACCACAAGCACGGCGGCAACCCTAACGCTACCCGGCTGTGGTTTGAGACGATGAAGCACTTTCACGCCCGGAAGATACTCTCCGGCACGATCAAGGTGCTTGGAGGTAAGAAGCCATGAACATTATCGAAAAAGTGAAAGCTGTACTACAGAGCTTTCCACGGATAGGCGACGTTGTGGGCGAGATCCACATCGACTTTTCCGACCCGGAGCCAATGAGCTGCGGGCTCAGCTCCGTGGGCGATGAGCTGGTGAGGGAGGACCTTCTGGGCAATCAGGTGCGAAGACACGGTTTTCTGCTGTTTTCAACATTCAGCAGCATCAACGACTATGAGCGCCTGGACAATTCCACTGCGCTGCTGGAGCTTTCTGCATGGCTCAGCCAGCAGAAGGGGCAGCCGGTGGAGACCGTCATCGGCGGTCAGACATACACAGGAAAAATAACAACGATCACCGCTGCGAACGGTATGTTGTACAGCGTTCCGCAGGAAAATGACCTTGACGGAGTGCAGTATCAGCTCCAGATCACAGCGGAATACACAGTTATCATCGAGGAGGAATGAAAATGAAGAAGATAACCTTTGACGAGGGCTACCACGAATACATGGTGAACGATGATGAGAGCCGTGTTATCCGTATCCGGCTCGACCCTAACATGATGAAGCGCTTCCGCAAGGCTCTTGACCAGGCAGAGGAGATCGAAAAGAGGATCGCAGGAAAGAACACTGAGGATATGCTCACCGCCGCCGATGCGGAGCTGCGGAAGATTTTCAACGAGGCGTTCTGCACAGATATATGTACTCCAGCCTTCGGAGAGGCAAGCGTCCTGACCCCTGTATCAGGCGGAAAAGCTCTGTATCAGGCTTTTTTCGAGGCATTCCTCCCTGAGCTGAGATCCGACATCGAGGCGGCAACTGCTACGGCAAAAGTGAACGCCCCCAGACCGGAGGTGCAGAAATATACTGCGCCTCAGATCAGCAAAAAGGGACCGATCGCAGGGCTTGCACAGCCCTACGGCAGCGAGCTCCCGAACATTGAGGGGCTGACTCAGGAGCAGAAGCAGCAGCTCATCGCTCAGCTTATCAGATGATAGGGAAGCTCCCTACAGCATTGGAGGTCGGAGGGGTGATGTACCCGATCAATTCCGACTTCCGGGTAATGCTGAACATCTATGCAGCATTCGGCGACCCGGAACTCTCCGACAGGGAAAAGGCGTATGTATGCGTCACAAACCTGTACAGAGACTTCTCCGCTATCCCTCAGAGCCAGACCGAGGAAGCTATCAAGCAGGCGTACTGGTTTGCAGGGGGAGGCGATATGCCGGAGAGCAGCTCTCACAAGGCAAAGATCATTGACTGGGAGCAGGACGAGCGCCTGATCTTCCCGGCGATCAACAAAGCAGCAGGCTTCGAGACCCGGAGCGTGCCATATCTGCACTGGTGGAGCTTTCTGGGGCTCTTCGGCGAGATCGGAGAGGGATTGCTTTCCACAGTGCTCAGCATACGGCAGAAAAAAGCCAAAGGCAAGAAGCTGGAGAAGTGGGAGAGTGAGTTCCTCCGGGAGCACAAGGACACGGTGCTGCTGAAGAAGAAATACACAAAAGAAGAGCAGGAGGAGCGTGACAAGATAAACGCTCTCCTGGACTGATAGGAGGAAATAATAATGGACAAGGCTGAAAGAAAATACCTGGCTCACTACATCGACGCCAATCCTCTGGGTGACCCGGCAACGGCAGTCACCGACACTACCAACTATATCCGTATCGGCAAGGATCTGGAGGAGTACACAGAAAACCTCAATCCCGATGTTTCCAGTGAGAAGAACATCCTGGGCGAGAACAGCGTCACTCATAACGGCTATGATGTTTCCAGCGACGTGGATCCTTTCTACGTCTATCTGGACGACAACACACCTGAGGCGCTCTCCGGCAAGCTCATGGATATTGCCAATAATCGCCGTACCGGAAAGGGCTGCAAGACAACGAAGGTGGATGTTCTGGTGGACAGCGAGGGAACAGTGCTCTGGGCTTACCGTGAGGACGTCTACATCGTTCCGAACTCTGTGGGCGGTGATACTTCCGGCGTTCAGGTACCCTTTACGATCTACAACGACGGCAACCGCACCAAGGGCACCTTCAACCTGAGCACCAAGACCTTCACGCCTGATGCCGGCGGAACAGGCTGATGATGAAGAAATATCGCTGCCGGAAGTGCGGAAGAGTGCTCTTCTCCGGAGATTTCTCCGGAGCGATAGTGCTCGTCTGCCGGCGGTGCAAAACTAAAAATCTTTTTATAGAATAGCTTCACAGCGGACCCTCAGCGTCCCCGAAGCTCCGGAAAAGGAGTGAGGACGCATGGCTGCTGACGGTCATCTTAATTTTGATACGAAAATAAACACCAGCGGCTTTAAGAAAGGCACGGCAAAGCTGGGAGACCAGCTAGGGGCTCTCAAATCGCAGCTCAAAGGCGTTGCCGCAGCTGCTGCCGCTGCATTCAGCATAAAGCAGATCTCAGGCTGGGCAAAGGAATGCAAAGAGGCTTATCTTGTGCAGCTTGAGGCAGAGTCCCGGCTTGAACAGGTGCTGCGGAATACCACCGGTGCAACTCAGGAGCAGATCCAGTCCGTAAAGGACTGGGCTTCTGAGCTTCAAAGAGTAGGAGTCATCGGCGACGAGATCACCATGTCCGGCTTGCAGGAGCTGGGTACATACATCGAGGACGTTGACTCCCTCAAGACTATGGCCGGTGTGTTGGACGATATGCTGGCGCAGCAGTACGGACTCAACGCCACCGCTGAGAGTGCTGTCACGATCTCCACTATGCTGGGCAAGGTGCTGGAGGGTCAGACCTCAGCACTTTCCAGGTACGGCTACAGCTTCACTGAGGCACAGGAGCAGCTCCTGAAATTCGGCACAGAGGAGCAGCGTGTCGCAACTCTTGCAGATGTCGTGGAGGCATCTGTTGGCGGCATGAATGAGGCTCTTGCCAAGACTTCTGCCGGACAGCTACAGCAGGTGAAGAACGATATCGGGGACGTGAAGGAGCTCTTCGGCCAGACCATAACCAACATCGAGGCCATGTTCCTGCCAGCTCTGAGAAACCTGACCGCATCACTTTCGGCTGTGGCTGCAAAGGCTGTGGAGGTATCTCAGGCGCTTGCAGCTGCCTTCGGGGTGGAGCTGGACAATACCTCTGCTGTCACCTCCGGCATATCTGCTGGAGTAGAGGCACAGGAGGAGCTCACCGCAGCTGTAGAGGAGACCGCAAAGGCACAGGAAGGCACTCTTGCGGCCTTTGACCAGCTCAATACTATCTCCGCAGGCGCAGACTCAGGCAGCTCTGAGCCTGCCGGGACTGCTGCTGTATCTGCTGTTATAGATTCGGAGCAGGCTGAGAAGGAAGTGAAGAAGCTCCCTGAGCGCCTGGAACGTCTTCTAGAGCCTATCAAGCTGGCATGGGACGCTAACTCGCCAGAGCTCATCAGCAAGGCTCAGAGGGCAGCTGAGAGCCTGAGGGGCCTTTTCGGCTCCGTAGGTGACAGTCTGCAAGAAGTCTGGACAAATGGCAGCGGCGAGCGACTTGTGGGGAATATCCTCATCGGCTTCACTGATGTACTCACGGTCATCGGAGATGTTGGCGACGCTCTGAGGGCAGCCTGGGACGACGGCGGAGCCGGAACAGCTCTGGTGCAGTCCTATTTTGACCGCTGGAATAGTCTGCTGGAGCTTATCCACGCAGTTTCTGAGGCGGCTTCCACAGCCTGGAACGCCGGTGCCGGTCAGGAGATATTCAGCAATATCCTGGCTATCATCACCAATATCAACGACATCTGGACAAACCTCCGCACTTCCTTCACGGAAGCCTGGACGGAGAATGACCGGGGAGTTCGGATATTCTCCGGGCTTTTCGATATTATCAACAGTATCCTTGGAACAGGGAAAAAGCTCACGGCTTCGATAGCAGGCTGGGCGGCAGATGTGGACTTCGGTCCGCTGCTGGACTCTCTGGGCGGACTTCTTGAAGCAGTCAAGCCCTTTGCTGACAACGTAGGCGACGGGCTGCTGTGGCTGCTGGAAAATGTTCTGGAGCCCTTTGCAAGCTGGACTATAGAGGACGTTGTTCCAACATTTCTGGATCTGCTCAGCTCTGCAATAGGAACTCTTAATACAGTCCTTGAGACTCTCAAACCGCTGGGTCAATGGCTGTGGGATAAATTCCTCAAGCCGATAGCTTCATTCACCGGCGGAGTGATTGTTTCTGTTCTGGAGGGACTTGCAACAGCCCTTGACAAGATCTCGGGCTGGATAACTGAGCATCAGGGCATTGTACAGACATTTGCTGTTATACTTGGCTCCATGGGTGCTGCTTTCGGCATCGTAGCCGGAGCTGTGTCTGCTTTTTCAGCAGTCGCTACTGCTGCGACGGTGGTCGCAAGCGGTCTCACAGCAGCATTTACAGCACTGACTTCGCCGATCGGCCTCGTGACTCTTGCTATCGGTGCGGTTATTGCGATAGGAGCTCTGCTGATAACACACTGGGACGAGGTCAAGGCCTTTGCGATAGGCGTCTGGGAGGAGATCGAGCAGAATCTCTGGAGCTTCTTCGACGGAGTTGTGGAGATATTTACCGGCGTTGGCGACTTCCTTGCATCAATCTGGGCTGGCATCAAGACCGTGTGGGAGGTCGCTGCTGAGTGGTTTAGGTCCCTGTTCGTAAATGCCTGGAACAATATCAAGGGAGCCTGGAGCAGTGCAAAGAGCTGGTTTTCTGATCTGTGGAACGGTATCAAGGCTATATTTTCTTCTGTAGGCGGCTGGTTCCGTGACCGTTTCAGAGAGGCCTGGGACAATATCACTGGTATTTTCTCCGCAGCCGGCGGCTGGTTTGCTGACCGCTGGGGCGATATAACGTCCGCCTTTTCTGCGGCAGGGACGTGGTTTGCAGATAAGTTCCGCAGCGCTTGGGGCAGCATCAAGCAGGCTTTCTCGGTTTCCAGTATCGCTGAGTATTTCGGCAGGATCTGGGGAGCTATAACAGGTGTATTCAGCCATGTTACAGACTGGTTTAGAGATAAGTTCTCCGCAGCTTGGCAGGCGGTCAAGGACGTTTTCTCAAAGGGCGGAGTTATTTTCGAGGGCATAGCAGATAGTATATCCAGCGTGTTTATCGGAGTTGTCAACAGCCTCATCGACGGCATCAACTGGGTGATCGCTCAGCCCTTCGAGGGTATCAACTGGGCTCTTGACGGCATCCGTGATGTGGAGATCATGGGCTGGTATCCTTTCGACTGGCTGCCTAATATCGACATCCCGGAGATACCTCATCTTGCACAAGGCACGGTCGTTCCTGCTAACTACGGAGAGTTCCTGGCTGTCCTGGGCGATAACAAGCGAGAGCAGGAGGTCGTTTCACCGGTCAGCACGATGAAAAAGGCGCTGCTGGAGGCTCTGGCAGAGGCAGGAGGTACGGGTCCGAAGGAGATTGTGCTTTATACCTATCTCTACCCGAACAGCAGCTACTTCCACCGTGAAGTTGTCAAGGTGGTAAACGATGACAAGCAAAGGAGGGGCGGATAATGCCGTTATTCCCGATAAAACGAATAGGCAGCCTGGATATGCGTCCGCTGCTCCAGCCGGTAAAGGACGGATACAAGGTCAGCAAGAGTGATCTGTATTCCGACAGTTCCAGGAGGACAGCTGAGACCGGATCCATGCTGCTCTATCCTATACGCAAGAATGTCTACTCCATTGAGGTCAGCTATTACGGCACAGCTGAGCAGATCGCAGCGGTGGACGCAGCCATGAACGGCTCGTCCACTTATCTTGTGGAATTTCTGGACAGCGGAACATATGTGGAGAAGACGATGTATTTCTCCGACCGCACCAAGGAAACAACGATCATTATCGACGGTGTGCAGTATGAGAGGCTGTCCTTCAGCTTGATCGAGGTGTGATATGTACAGTGTTTCTAATGATTACCTAGAGGCTGTAGCCTCGCAGAATAAGCAGCATATTCTTGGTCATATCTCATACATGGGAGGCAGTTCAGATATTTCCGCAGATGATATCCTCGACGTAAGCTACGACAAGCAGTGTGTGGAAAACGCAGACTGTTTCGGCTTCGGCCAGTTGTACACCGGTACTGTAGATGTTGCTATAAGTGTAAGCCGGTTTTCGACTGAGCAGCTCCGCAATGGCACGATCCGGCTGGAATTCGGCATGACACTAGCTTCCGGCACTATCGAGTGGCTCCCTCTGGGACAGTGGACGATCACCGATCCACAGTGCAGCGCAGAGGGCGTACTGACTATCCGGGGAGTTGACTGCACGGCCAAGCTGGACGTACCTATCCCCGACAGCTACGTCGGCACGGTGTACCTCTCCAGCATGATGCGCAGGGTGACGGAGCTCACCGGCGTGGAGTTTGCGCAGTCCCCCGAGGA